AGAAGCCAAGACTCAGCAAGAAGATTAACATAAACATTAGTAGCATTTCTAAGCTCATAGTAATTCTAGTTGTTTGGTTGTTGTTGATTTTACTGGTTCATCAGCGTGTCTCATTTCATTTAAAATGTGAGCGATAACATCTATAGTCCAACCGTTACCTAACATCTTGTATCGTTGGGTATTACTTACTCCTTCAGTATAATTATCTGGTACGGTTTGCAATCGTTCGCATTCAACAGGTGTGAGTCTACGTTTCAGTTCCTTTATGACTCCATAAGGTACTCCTTTATACATATTAGCAGTGAGACAGGCACTCTTTCCATCTAATGGATTTGTGTGGTACTCCCAGCGAGGTTTTCCGTTGCGTAATCTACTCATGTAATCAATCGCTTTATCGGACAGGTAAAACTTTTCTTCCACTTCATCCTGTAATATATCTTTTAACACAATACCTCGGTCAATAGGTTGTATAACATTAGGTATATTAGTCCAGTAAAGTCTTGGTCTATTCTGTGCAGTGAGTAAGCGAGAATTAATAGCAATCGGTTCAACTCCTAAAGTGTCGGTTATTATTTTCTCCCATTCCTTTTTCATCTTTACATTTTCAAGTAAGAAGTAGGTGGGTTTGGTCTCTTTCAGTACACGTACAAACTCCCAAAACAATTTGCTCTTTCCATCCATTCCACTGCCATCACCAGCGTTTGAGAAAGATTGACACGGACTACCTCCGATCAACAAGTCTATCCTGGGCAAGTCACTACCTCTCACATCAAGTACACTTCCAATATGTTTTGTGTTAGGATAATTCTTTTTGGCTATTTGCATAGCGTACGAATCAATTTCACTAGCAAAGTAATTGTTAACTTTAATACCTAAAGTATCCAAAGCGAGTTGACCACAGGACATACCATCAAATAACGATAGTACATTGTCTATCTTCATTTAATCAACTCCCTGGCGTGTAAGAATTTCATACCTAGCATCTTTGCCAAGTCTCTTCCCGACCTGTTAGCTTCTTCGATTCCGTCTCTCGTTTCAATAGTACTTATCTCTCGCTTTTCAGTAAGACCTCTTAAGTTCTTACTTTCAGCATAGATTCCATATTTTTTTATTATAGTTCTTTTCTTTCTTACTTTCATATTAGTTAGCTTCCTGTTCGTCTTGTTCAAATATAGTTTTATGTATAGCCTTCAATTCCTCTTCATTCATATATTCATAGCCTTTTATGCCATACCTAAACAGTTCATAAAAGTCTCCCATGTCGAAGTTCTCAGCGTCATATTCAGATAGTTTGTGTATTATTTCCTCTTTTTTCATTTGGTTTTATTTCTTTAATTTTTTTAGTTTCTTTAGTTCTTTTAAGACTGATTTATATTGCTCAATCTTTTCTTCGTGACTACTAGCTCGCCCAGTAAACAGGTGTGGCAAGTCTTTCATGTGCCATTGGATATATACTTCTTTGTAATCGCTTACAACACGGTAAACAAAGGCAGTCTCGTCTATGTATTCGGTTACTGACATGATTTTATTAACCTTTCCTTTGCTTTTAGAAATTCAGGGTGTACATTTTTAAGAGTAGGTAAGTCAATGCTATCATATCCCATGCGTTCCATTAACTTGTGTTTCATTTTTATATACGCTCGGTTTGCTTGTGTCTTTGTCATGATTAGCACTCCAAAAAAGCTGGTTCACAGGCACTATAAAAGAATATAGCTTGCAAGGCAGTATCATCAGATAACATAACAGCTTTTGGGAACATTCCATCAGCTTCTAATGCCTCACCTAATCCTATCGATTCAATAGTGTACACATAACCTTTGTCGGTCTCTACTATGTTCTCTAATAAGTGACTTGCTATTTCGTATTTATCTTTTACCCAATTGAATAACCAATCAGCCTCACCGTCAGTTAACAAGTACTTTTCACCGTCAACTAATTGGTAGTGGTAATTATCGCCTTCATCATCATCTTGTAATTTTAACGATTCGCTGGTGTGTAATTTCATAATTATATTTTCTTTCTATTTTATTGTAGTTCTTTAAGGGTCTCAACAGCTGTAATATAGCCAGCCCTTACCTTTAAATAATCTCGCAAGGTAAAGTTATCAGGATCATTTTCCATATCATGCAATCTTCTACTTGCCCAGTCTCTTTGATTCTTTGCGTCAGTAGACAGTTGTAATTTACGCCAGTCATTAGATGACATTTTAGGGAAGGTTTTAGTAAGGTTCATGTTATTATTTTTCTTTGTAGGTTGTAGGTTATTGCGAGCAAAGCCAAATTAAGACTGCCCAACTGGTCAAGACTATCAATGGACTAACAAGCCATACTATAGCTTGCTCTTTCTTGGTAGGTTTTAGGGAGTCAAACATATCTTGTATGTCCGATTGATTGCTTATTGGTTTTTTCATTTATATTTTTATTGTTAGTTATTAATCTTTATTAGTTTAAATATTCGCCATAACAAAAAGCGAAAAGAGTCTCCCCAGTTCTTAACTGGATGTTTACATTATATCCGTCATCTTCAATTTGTATTTTACCTTTAGATTCGTCTGTGAGTATTTGTAACTTATCGCGACAAAATTTTAAAAGTTTGCGTGAGCTATTGAGAATAGATTCGTGCAAATAAATGCCTTCTTCAATAGTTTGCCAGTTATTCCATGACCAGCACTCCCCATCATGCCAATCATCAACTTGTAAAAGCCTAGTTTTGTAATATATATTGTTTGTAGTAATTTTCATAGTATTTTTTCTATTTTGGTTAATATTAATCTTCTGTTTCAATGTGTTCTTTTAATTCGTCCCAATTGATTGACTTGCAAGATATCATGTCAGCCAGTATTTTATCAGTTACGCACTCACTATTAGACAAGTTATCAACCTTTTCTTCTAGCTCTTCTTTTATCCAATCAATATCTGATTGCGTGTGAGGCTCGATCCATAAGTTGATAAGCCACGTTGATCTGTTAGTCCATCCATTATATGTGTTTTCTGTGTTCATGATAATGTTTTTCTATTTGATTTGATGATTAAGAGAGTAATTCGTTTGAATGATCGCAATAGACTTCGTCTTCGCATTCTTCTACTGATGATAAGCCAGTTATTCTCCACCCATCATTTAGATTATGCATAATTGAATAATAAATTTCTTGTAAGTTATCTAATACAGACGAAAAGCTTAAACAAGCACCATCTGACGTGATAAAAAATAATCTATAATTACCAGGAAAAGTGTATTCTCCAGCTCTTAGGCTTGATTTTAATTTATTGATAGAGTCAATTTCTCTGTGATGTTTTGCGACATCTTTACGAATTGGAATATTTCCAAAGGGTTTATCCTCTATTTTGTAGCAGTCACCTTCAAAGGTATAAAACTTTTGTGTTTTGTCTGAAGGTCTAAATGATTTTAATAATTTCATAATGATGTTTTTTCTATTGGTTATTGGTTAAAATTAATATGATTTGCTTTAAATCAAAATTATTAAAAATTGTAAAGACTTTATTTTTAAGTTTGTTGTAAGTCATTGGTTTTACTTAATAGATAAAAAATAAAAAAAAGTTTTATAGTTTTATTGATAAAATCAGATTAAAAGAAATTATCAATAATATTTGATCTGAATAAATGTGACGTCAAGATATCATGATGAATTGACTTAATGATGTCATAAAATAAACAAAGTAAAAAATACAAATTTATAAATGATAACGCATTATCAATAGAACCTTGTCGCAAATAACCCTGTTAATCTGTTGATTTGCGTTTGATCTAATAACATAGCTCTAGTATTACCTAAGTCGTTGATTACCAGTAATTAGACATAATCTATATTGTACGATTCACGTTGAATATCAACGAGTTATGAAATTAATTTTAACAGTATACCACCCCCACAGTAATTTTAGAGGGGTATCGAGGGGGTTTTTTCTGTTCGCGTATATAGCGTAAGCCCCTCAAATTTTTCTACCAAAAATCCAATATACTTTTGTTTAAAAACAAAGTCTGATGATTATTTCTAGCATCATAAAGAAGCAATCTACTAGTACATCTCGTTCTAAAAAGAACATGATCATAGCTACTATCCAATAGATTTCTGTTTGTACGTGTCTCACATTATCTCTTCTAGATCATCATCTTCTTCATCATCTTCTTCATCTAGTTCTAAAAGGATGACACTGGTAGCTAATATATCGTATTTAACAAACTCCAGTACACCTAAGATTGTTTGGTCATTCAAATCGAACTCCCCTTTATAACGATTTATTAAATTACATAAGTCGTTGGTTAACAAGTCTGTCTGAGTATCTATGTCCATATCTTTAAATTTAAGGCTTTACAAATCTGAAAATCGTTTATAATGTTATCTATAACTTATAAGGAGTCTTTCTTTAAAGACTATCTTTTAAAAACTACTTTAAAGTAACTTTAACAAGAAGTCGATACTTCGTTCTTCTCCTTCTAATCCTTTAAGAGTAAAGACTAAGACAAAGACCTTCTTTAACCTTCTCTTTATTAAAAAACTTTTTAAGGATAGGTGTGTCTAAAGACCAATAGTATCTTTCTTTTTAACATATATAATTAATAAAGAGCTTTAAAAGGAGGAGGGTCTTCGTCAGGGTCGACCCTCTTTTAAAAGTAGTATCTGTAAAGATATGTATTTAAACTAACTACCGAAGCACTTACATTAATCACATCCAAAGGTTACTGTTATAAGAGCCTTTAGCTTTGTTAAATGTATCTACAAAGGACGTTAGTTCTTTGTCCAGGAGTTCCTGTTTACGATAGTTAATGTTATTGTTAACATCTTGATTCATTTGTTCTACCCAATAGTTAACAGCAATAGAGAGAGCATCTAATCTATCATCGTTAATAAGGCTACCTTTATCCTTTGTTATCCTTGATAGTTGATAGATAAGCATATACTTAGCTTGATGTTCAATAGGATAGGACTGAGCACTCTTATAGTCTTGTTGAACAACAGAAGGATCAATAATAAGTTTATGTTGATTAAGTACAGGTTCAAGGACATCAATGATTCTAAGTTCCTTTTGTTTGTTATGTCTTACTTCTTCAATGGAACAAGGATAGGTAGTCATAAACAAAGGTTTAAGTAGTTCCATGAACATACCATCTCCAAAGTTAGACTCTATAATAATTTTGTTAACCTTATTAGTCTTGGCAATGTAGACTAGTTGTTTAAGAGTTTGTTCATCATATCCACCTTTTAACCCACCAGCTTCTGGAACAAAGAGTTGACCGTTAAGCATCTTAACAACAGCATATCCTGTTTCATCCTTACCTCTACCACTAGGGTCAATAGACAACACAGACCCTGTGTACTCAATCATATCACCTAATATCTTAAAGGGTTTATGAAATCTATCCCCACCTAGACCTACGTTAGGAATATCTTTATTTTCAAAGGATGGATCAGAGGACCACATAATCTTTTCAGGAGCTAGGTCTACATCCACATCTGTTATAATTAAATCGTTAACCTTTAAAGGATACCGATCAGCATCCGACAAACGAGGGTTAAGCATGAACTGTAAAGCATACCCAGTCCTACCGTACGACAGCTTTCTTTCTTCAAGGTCTAGATCAGTAAACCTAGAAGGTTCTGTAGATCGTCCTACTGTCTCATCTGTTATCCTTTCAGTTAAGTACGGAGCAATATCGTTATCGTAGTTCTTAAGTACTAAGTCTTCACTTGGATACTCAGAGGTCCATATACGAGCGTCATAGCCCCTCTCACGCAGTTTGTTATAAATAGAGTCCTCGCATTGGGGTGTCCCTAGAAAGAGAATCCTAGAGGTGTCTAAGGGCTTTAGAATAGCTTCAAACTCTTTTACTTGTTCATCTAGCTTATCACGCATTCCTTGAGTAGCAGAGTTATTAGGTACTTCGATGTCATCAGCAATGATAATGTCTGCACGGCTACCTGTTAGCTGGGAGGATATACCAAGGGACTTAACGGAAGGTGCGTGAGCAGCTGGAGCAGGACCGACATCGAAGGCTATCTTAGAGAACCTTTGATCCTTTTTAGGGATTAGTCCTTGAAGAACAGGAATGTCGTGTATGATTTTCAAGGTGAAGGTGGAGAAGTCATCAGCACGGTTCTTAGAAGCAGATACAACCAGGATGTTCTTAGTGGGGTCTAGGAGGAGTTGATGTACAGCATAGGCAGAACATATCCAAGACTTACCTACTCCACGGAACGCCATGATAACAGATCGTTTAGGACCGTGTTGCATGAAGTCTGCAATGTCATATTGTAATCCAGTAGGATCAGGTAGGTTCAAGTGTTTCCAAACTACATATAAGAAGTTACGGAAGTCCTTGAGTTGTTTAAGTTTATCGATACTCACAATCCAACTCTTTTGTCTCTCTCTTTCGGTGTTGTTATTACTTTGTAGCTACTTTTTGCTTTAGTTGTATATCATCTTCAAAGGGGAGTACTTCATTGAGTAGGTCATTAAGGGGAGTATCTTTCCCACTTGTTAATACAATCTCATTATCTTTAAGTAATTGTCTAGCACCGTTCAGTAGTGATGGATTGTACTCACCAGTCTCGTGCATCTGATCGATAGCTGATTTGTAGGTATCTGCTACATAACCTTGTAATTTACCTAGTTCTTCAAAAGTCTTCATAATATATTGTTAACACTTCCACCTACGCAAAGCTAACGCTTTCCTAGTGGGTCTACCTTTACTATCTTTCATTGGTCCTTTGTTACCACCCATTCTAGCACAGAAGCTTCGCTTTCTAGGACCACCACCAGGTTGAGGAGCTTTTAAGTTAGACCCAGTAGCCTTGTTATACTTAGCTCTGCCTTTAGCAGTGAGTCCACCCTTCTTAGACTTTTCACCTCTACCTAGAGATAACGATACACTTCTCACTTTTTAAACCCACGCTTCATATTTGCGTAGGACTTAGGTGATATAGTAGACTTCTTCTTGCTACGACTAATGCCTAGCTTTCTTCTTCTGTTAATGTTTGCGTATAATCCTTTTTTCATCGTTTAATTAATATCTCCATCATTCTATCTAGTTTACCGTTAAT